GGGCAGTCCATCCTGTCAGGGCTGGGGCCATGAGGCCATGCGCATGGATGTACCTGTTCAAGAACTACACGCTAAAGGACTGGGTGATATTCTCCGAGAGGTTCGCGCAGCCCATGCGGATCGGCAAGTTCGGCCCCGGAGCAACCGAGGAGGACCGGAGGGTACTGAGGCAGGCGGTGTTCAATCTCGGATCGGATGCCGCGGCCGTGATATCGGAGTCAACTGTTATTGAGCTTCTGGAGGCCGAAGGCAGAAAGGGATCAGCCGAGGTATACGAGAAGCTGGCCTCGTACTGCGACCGTGCAATGAGCAAGGCGGTGCTCGGGCAGACCCTTACCACAGAGCAGTCGGGCGGGACCTATGCAACGGCAAGGGTCCACGATTCTGTAAGGCGCGACATACTCGAAGCCGACTCAGCGGCCATGGCCCGCACAATCAGGGCCTCTCTCATAAGGCCGCTGGTGGAGTACAACTTCGGCCCTGGCGTTATGCTTCCGGGTTTCCGGTTCGCCAGCGAGCCGGGCGGGGACCTGAGGGAGCTGGCCGAGACATACGCGGCCCTGGCATCCATGGGGCTTGAGATACCGGAGGGGCATATAAGAGAGCGCTTTGGCATTCCCGCGTTTGAGGGCAAGAAGGGATCAGGGGAGGTAGCCGGTGGCTGACATTTGCATATCAAGTTCTCTCAATGGCGCTCCTCGTGAGATACAGGTGCTACCCTCCGGAAGGCACTCGACCGGCAAGGGCGTTTTCTTAATGGACAGTGAGGCCGCCATCCGCGTGATCGAGGACTTCAACTCCAGAGATAACGAGATGGTCATTGACTACGAGCACCAGAGCCTGAGTGGAGGCATTGCCCCTGCCGCAGGATGGATAAAGAGACTTATGTACAGGGGTGAGGCTGGACTCTGGGCCGAGGTGGAATGGACCGCGAGGGCAAAACAGTATCTTGGCGGCTGCGAGTACAGGTACCTGAGCCCGGTCTTTCTGAGAAGGGAAGATGATCTGAGGGTGATGAGGCTCATTAACGCAGCACTCACAAACAACCCGGCCATAGACGGCATGGTTGCCTTAACCGGGGGTGCAGCGGAGGAAGGAGAGGGGGCTGAGCCCCTATCCGAGAAAAGAAAGGAGGAGAATACGATGCAGAAGGTACTGGAGACTCTCGGGCTCGAAAAGACCGGGAGCGAGGAAAATGTCCTTGCCGCGATCAGTGTGATGCGCCGCGAGCTTGAGGGCTTTGGCGAGAGCCTCGGGAGGGTCAGGGACGCGCTGGGCCTGAGCCCTGAGGCCGGAGGGCCGGAGATGGAGGGCACTGCTCTGGCAATGAAGCAGGCCGCGGCTGAGGCGGATTCACTCAGGCGGAGGCTCAGGGAACAGGAGGCCGGTGAGATGGTGGCCCTTGCCATGAAGGAAGGGAAGGTCTCGCCTGCGCAGAGGGACTGGGCAATGGATTACGCGCAGAGGGACGCCGAATCCTTCAGGGTTTTTGTTGCCAGGGCCCCGAGGGTTGTTCCACTTGGAGAGGTGCCGGAGGGACAAGGTAAGCGGAGAAAGGGTTCTGTATGCCATCTGCAGGCGGAGGTGAACAGCGCCCTGGGACTCAGTGAAGAGAGGTTCATGAAATTTTCCAACAAGGAGGACAAGTAGAATATGGCGGCTTTAGATCAGGACAGGAACACTCCCGCAAGGGACGGCTCGGTGCTGTCAATCCCGGTGGCAGGGGCCAAGAAGATATACGCCGGCGCCCTGGTGGCGCGTGATGCCTCAGGCTATGCCACCCCCGCGGCCGCGGCCACTACTCTTATGGGCCTTGGCAGGGCCGAGGCGCAGGCTGACAACAGCTCCGGCTCTGATGGGGCGGTTAACGTTCAGGTCCGCAAGGGCGTATTTCGCTTTGCCAATGACGGCACGGATACGGTGAGCAGGTCCCATATCGGACAGGACTGTTACATGGTGGACGACCAGAGCGTTGCGAGCAACGACGGCACCGGCACCCGCTCTGTTGCGGGCGAGGTCTTTGATGTGGACAGTGAGGGTGTCTGGGTCAGGTTCTAGTTCCCGGAAGGGAGAATTATCAGCGTAAGAGGGACTCCGTCCACCTTACGTATCTAAAAAACTTTAAAGGAGATAAATAAGAGGATGATAATCAACCAGGCGGCACTGAGTGCCATATACAAGAGCTTCAGCGCCATATTCAACGAGGCCTTCGAGGGCGTAAAGCCGATGTTTCAGAAGGTGGCAATGACTGTGCCCTCATCAGTGAGGGAGAACTCTTATGCATGGCTCGGGGCCTTCCCCAGGATGCGCGAATGGGTAGGTGACAGGCAGATAAAGAACCTTGAGCTGCATTCCTACACAATCGCGAACAAGGACTGGGAAACCACTGTAGAGGTGGACCGAAACGATGTCATGGACGACGCCATCGGAGTATATAACCCCATAATCTCCGAGCTAGGGCGCACGGCTGCGGTGCACCCCGACGAACTCGTCTTCGGGCTCCTGAATAACGGCTTCAGCACGCTCTGCTACGACGGCCAGTATTTCTTTGACACTGACCATCCCGTTGGAGACAGCACCGCGTCGAATTCAGGAGGAGGCTCCGGCTCTTCCTGGTTCCTTCTGGACACCACCAGGGCCCTGAAGCCGCTGATCTTCCAGAGCAGGCGCGAAGTTGAGTTTGTCGCAAAGGACCGCCCGGACGATGAGCAGGTCTTCATGAAGAAGAAGTATATCTATGGCGTTGACAGGCGCGATAATGCGGGATTCGGGCTCTGGCAGCTTGCCTACGGGAGCAAGCAGGTTCTTGACGGAGCGGCATACGCAGCGGCGCGCGAGTCCATGATGTCACTGAAGGACGACGAAGGCAGGCCGCTGGGCATAATGCCCAGCGTGCTCGTGGTCTCTCCGGCCCTGGAGGCTGAGGCCAGGGAGATACTTGTCAGCGAGCGTGACTCAGGAGGCGCCACAAATAAATGGTGTGGTTCGGCCGAACTGTTAGTTGCGCCCTGGCTTTAAACACTCGTAAGGGGGACTTGTGTCCCCCTTACGTAGCTTCTTTGAAGCCCGGCTGCAATGATACGAGCCGGGTAAAAGGGGCGCTGTCCCCTTTACTTAATGGAAGGAGGTGTTGTTATGCCCTATTTGATTATTGATGACATAAGGGCTTCTCTGCCCGAGGACGAGCTTATGAGGCTTACCGACGATGAGGGGCTTGGTGTGGTGGATGAAGCACGAGTGGGAGATGCCATTGCCAGCGCCGTGTCTGAAGTTGATGCCTATTGCGGAGGAAGATACAGAGTCCCGGTTTCTCCGGTGCCCGAGCTCCTGAAAAAGCTCACAGTGGATATTGTTATATACAACCTCTACGGTCGTGCTGTGGGAGAGATCCCTGGCTCCAGATCTGAACGGTATCGCAATGCCATCAGGCAACTGGAGGGGATATCAAGCGGTTCTGTGACTCTGGGTGCTGCGATTGCACCAGCTCCGGCAGATCAGAGGTCCGGAGCCCAGTGTAACACGGAGACTGACGGCAGCGTGTTCAGCCGTGATTCAATGGAGGGGTACTGAAGATATGGCGCTTGTATACTTAAAACCTGTTTCTGAGTGGACGGTGACCCCGGGAATAAAGGCTGAGGGAAACATGCTCGGTCTGGATAATCTTGTTGCCGAGGACTACTTTGATGGCGAGGCCCTTGACCCTGCTCTATGGGGAACCTATATGGCCAGCGGCAGCGGGTCGGCCACCATCATGGTGAGCGGAGGGAAGGCGAATCTTAAAACAACCACTTCGGACGGGGCCGCCATGCTCTACTACAAAGAACCCTTCAATCCCAGGGCCGCAAGGAAATGGAAGATTAAATGGAAGTTGAGACAAATCTCTGGTGATATGGTGTCCTGTGCCTTGCTTCAGGAGACAAATACACCGCAACCCGGCGGCATAAACTCCAAGACCATTGGCGAGATTGCAATGGACTCCAATGGTGCGGTCACTGTGGCGTA